CCCTCGACTTCGGCCAATGCCGCACGAGTATCCGCTGCGACGCCTTCCCACGTCGCACGGATCTCGATAAGCGCTTGGCCGACCAGTGCTTGCATGACCGCTTAGGCTCCCGTCTGCCTTCGAGCCAAGTCTTCCGACCGGGATGCCGCCTCGTGCTGCAACCCGACTGCATCAGCCCGCGAGACGACGTGCGACGCAATGGACGATCGACCTGTTCCGTTATCGGGGACGATGACGATCACCCAGCCGTGGCTCGCGTTCTTCCATGTGGCCGCGAACTTCCGAAGCGCGGAAACGATCGCATCTCGCATCGTGGTGATAGTGGCCATGTACGCGTCCTGATCGCGCATGATCCGCGCGACCTTTTCGAGACCGTCGTACTGGCCTTCGTGAACCGCGATTCCGCGCGATTCGAGGTAGCGAATCGAGTTCGCCTGCCTCTCCTCATTGGCGGATGAAATCTTGATGACGCTCAACCTTCACCCCCGGAAGTTCGGACAAGACAGAAAACAGGCTCCGCCACTCCGATCGGTAGTAGTCCTCGTCCTTGTCTTCCTCGACGACGAACCATTGTGTAGCCCTTGACCGATCAAGGAGACGGTTGTAGCGAGCCAGCATTTGCTCGCCCGAATCCCCTGCGTGGGGCCAGCACGCCGCTTGTGCCATGGCGAACTCGACGCGACTGTCCTCCGCATCGAGTTGCTCCATGAGAAAGAGGGCGAAGTCACCATCGACCTCCCAGGCTTCCGCTTCGCGGTAGCCACAGCGAGTAATCAGACGGGCAACGACGACGTCCCAGTCCACGTCGCCAGCGACTCGCTCCCCAAAGGGTCCGACGGCTGATCCGCAGCCTTGGACTCCATGATGAATTTCAAAACCATCGCCAGCTCATCGGCTGGGTAGTTCTCTTCATCCGCCGCAAGCTCCGCGCGCGCCTCTTGACCCAGGTAGATCGCCAGATGGTCGAGGTTGAGTTCGCGGTGCTGCGACTCCAGGCGATCGGCCTCTTCCTCGCGCGCGGTCTCGTCAGCGATGTCCGCCAACGCTCGGATTCCGGCTATGATGTGCCGCTCACGCTTGATGAGTTCTCGAAGCGCCTTCTTTCCCGCGGGGCCGACCCGCTTGGGATGCTTGAACTGGAACGACTTCTCGCCGAGCTTGACGATTCCGTCCCACTTCTTGCGTACACCGAATTCTCGTTCCGGCAGTGCCACGAAAGCCTCCGCATTGGTGCGGTGAGCGCGGGGGCCACCGCCGAAGCGGAAGCCCCCGCGTCACGCGCCGTGGGTTACGACGGGTCCGCGAACCCGAGGATGAGACGGTTGTTGGCGTCGTTCACGTCAGGCAGGCCGATCGCCGTTGCGTTGATCGTGCGCTGACCCTTCGTCGAGTAGTCCGCCGAAACCTTGGTGGACTGGAGGAAGCCGCACGGAAGCGTGATCCAGCTCTCCGCATCCGAGTCCGCCACACCGCGGACATACGGCTTGAACGTGATTCGGTGCGTGTACCCGTCCCGGATCGCCTGGGTGCCAATGTTGCCGTTGTACCGGAAGCCTGGGTTCGCGCTGCCCGCCACCGTAGATCCGGGCATCACGAGACTCCAATTCGCAAGCGTGTACTCAGCGAGAGGAAGTTCGAGGCTCGGGAGGAACCCGACCAGCGCGACTTCCATCGCCTTCGAGCCGAGCTGATCCATCATCAGATCGGCGAACTCCTGCTCCACGTTGAACTTGGCGCCGCCCATCGTGCCACCGAGCGACACGTACGGGTTGGAGACAAGTCCCCATCCGGTGAAAGCCTCTCCGGGGCCGAGGGCCGCCTTGGTCGAGTTGACTGCCATTACATCCCCCTTCCGGCGTTATGCCGGTTGTGCGTAGATCCGCAGAGTGGCAACTCGGCGGTGTAGCTTCGTTTCCTTGTCGAACGCTGGAACCCATCGGTTGATCCGCGCAAAGCAGTCTTGAAATCCAGTCGGGTTCAATGACGCCGTATTCGTCGCGTCTTCAAACGCCTTTTGCAGTCGCCGAAGCTGATTCGGGTCGTACCCATAGAGTTCCAGTGCCGGCGCCAGGTCGTACGACGTCACCTGCCCCTGGTCGAACGAGCGGACGAGATCCGATGAGTCCCACAGAACAGCAAGCGGGAATTTCGTCTGCGTCTGTGGATATGCCTGATAGATCCTCGCGTCCGTGATCGTGGTGATTGCCGACTGATCAAGCCAGTGCACCATGAGCGCCTGGATCACATTGGTCACGTCGGCCGAACTCATGCGGCGCTCCCGGCGAAACCTTCGATGAATACGGGAAAGAGAAGGGGTTCCCACTCTTCCCCCAGAACGCCGATCCCGCCCTCACCGTGAAGCCCGTCACCCCATGCGGTTCGGTTGTAGGGACTGTGTGCCAACTCCTGTCCGTAAAACGACCCATCGTCCGGATTCACCGCGTTGGGACCGATGTGCGCCACGACGTCAAACCCACCGTCATCTCGATTCACGCCGGCACTCTCGCGAAGCGTTCCCGTCAGCAATGCGGGAGGCTCCCCAATCGCGGACGCGACGTGGATTCGACCCACCACCTTTCCGAACAGGTCTTGCGTCTGCTCGTGTTCGCCAACCGCGCTCGTCGTGGCGTGTTGACGGCTATCAACTGGGATCTCGTAAACGCGACCGGTACGCGCCCCCGATGCCGGCGACAACTTGAACGCGATGGCGGGCATGTAGACGTCCACGGACGCCTCAATCCCCGCCTCGGCGCCAAGCCGAACCGACGACAGGAAATCCGGATTCGCCGTCACCTTGGCCATCACGCCCTCTGCGGCTGGAACGGCTCCAGCCCAACTTCAAGGTGGTGATCGCGCCCAGCCGCGTTTGACACTTTCATCACGTCGTAAGTGTCCGAGCCGATTACCAGTCGGTCACTGACACGGATGTCGCGTGGAAGATTGAAGTACGCAACCTGTGACCCGTTGATGACGCGTCCGTTCGCGTAGACCTTCGAGCGCTCCGAACGCGGTTGCAGACTGCACGGCACGTCGGTCGCGACAGTCGTTGGCGACGCCCATGGATCGAGGAATCCCGTCGCGTCTGCGGTTTCCCCGCCCCGCTGGACAGTCGCACGTTGTCGAAGCAGTCCCGCCGAAATCATCGCGCTGCCGTCCCGTCTGCCCACCGCTGAATCGTCATCTTCGACGTCGGCGACAGGTCGCTCACGTCTCCCATCACGTAGCTGTAGTCGCCGATCCGCTCCTCTTTCTTGCCTTCCGTCCCGGAGGCGTTTTTGCTCCCCTGGATGAAGTCGGCCGCTAGCAAAACAAGGTCTTGCGGAACGTCGTAAGTCTCAAAATCGTTCGAGTCCGTTCCGTTCGATGGGTTGTAGTCGCCATATCCAGCGACGTAGACGACTTGGACGTTCTTGTTTCCTTCGCCCAACGCACCACCGGACGCGGACGCTCCGCCTTCCTCATCCCACGAGACCGTGTCGTCGTCGAATTGGATGACGCCGCTTTCGGGGTCTACTGAGTAGCTTGACGAATCCAACGCGGTAGTCGTTGAAAAGGATCGCGTCATCGAGTCCTTGACGCTGACGACTCCGCACACCGGGCGACGCTTCAACACGATCGTTCCGCCGCCCATGCCGTCGTGTGACTCCGTAAACGACTGTCTCGGAATGAACTTCGGGCAATGCTGAGCAACCAGATCCTCGGCTACCGACAGGAGTGCCGTGATCGCGGTGTCTTGCGACGTATCGGTGATATTTTTCACCGACTTGACCATGGCGAGCGTGAGCCAAGAGGTACTCATTTGATCCAAAACCCACTAGCCTGCTTGTTCGCTACCTCGACGCCAGAACGACGCTCGATTCGTCCGACCTCACACTCTGGACAACCAGGCATGGGGCACGGTTGATGCTCTTTGCACTCGCTCGGAAAAGGGCGCACCCCCGCGCCAACCGCTCTGCGGCCGATGTTCGCCACTCGGGCCGTCTCTCGGCTTGTCGCGACACGGTCAACGCGGGGGTTTGCTTTCATCTCAGTTGCTTACTTCACGCCGACGATGCGAACGATTGCGTCCGTCAGGACGATGCGACCGTCGCTACGCGTGGTGCTGCGAAGCTGCATGCTGTTGGCCAGGAAGTTCGTTCCCGACACGTCGGACGCGATCTGGAGGAGCTGACGATCGCCCCACCAGTAGAAAAGCTCCCAGCAACCGAAGTACCCGGAGGTCTCGTTGGTTGCGTTCGAGCCGTCACCGGGAAGATCCGGCAGTTCCAGAACCGGGTAGCCGAAGATGCTAGCCGGAAGCCCAGGCCCCGTTCCTTCCACGAGGATCGGACGACCGTTGTCGTCCTTGATCTTGCGGACCTTGGCGATTCCCGAGTTGTTGAAAGCGAACGCCACCTTGGGAAGCGAACGGTACTGCTGACCCACCCCGTGGATCATGTTCACGATGTCGTCGTAGGTCAGCGTAGTGCTGACCATGCCGATGTCGCGACCCGTGACGTTGATGATTCCCTGCGGCTCGCCCGTTCCGTCACCGATTGTGAAGTCGCGGGTGTCCGCCTGCGCATTGGCGCGACCCAGCCAGAGGGCCATCTGCGCCATGAAGTTGCTGCGATCGTCCGCCGCAAGTTCGAGCGAAATCTGCGGCGTGATAGCGATCTGCGTGGTTGCCACCAGCAACTTCTTCGCGGTCGCAATCGTCGTCGCCGAGCCCGTCACGTTCTGACCCTTGCGGCCAGCGGTTGGGGCGGTCGTCATCTGCGGGATCTGGACCGTGTCATCGGTCATCGCGTGAACGTGGACGTAGTCGCGGAACGGCGCGATGTTCGGAATCGCAGCCACCAGTTCACGCACGTACTGCGTCGCCACCAACTCCGCGCCGGAGTTGCTGTCGCTGCCCGTGAGGCCGACCTTTGCCATGAAATCCGGCGTGGCCTTGGCCGCCAGGGCGCGCTCGATCTCTTCTGGATTCGATCGACCCTTGGCCGTGTACCCGGGGATCAGCTTGTGGCGGAAATACTCCGAAGCGAGACTGTCGATCTCGCGCTCGGTCGTGGCGCCGTTCTTCGCAATCACACCCGGAGGCGGCTGCGAGGTGAACGCCTTCATTCGCTCGGCCACAGCCTTCTCAGCGGCGGCATTCAGGCCGGGGCTCATCGCCTTGGCGAGTTCGGCCACGAGCTTGTTCAGCCCGTCGGCGTCGAGCGACTTCACGGTGCTGGGATCGACCCCAGCGGGGAGGCCAGTGGCCCCGATGTTTTCGGTTTCCATGATGTTCATCCCCCCTGCGGAAGAGTGATTCCTCCGCGGTGGCGGTAAATGACCTGCTCGACGATGCCCTCGATGTTCAGCGCCTTTGCCAGTGCCGGGACGAGAGATGCGATCATCTGCGGGTCGAGGCGGACCTCCGTCGGCTGCGCGACGGACACTGCTTTCACGACACCCACAGAAGCGGGCGGCGTCACTACTGCCGGGGGTGGAACGTCCTTCACGACGGGGGCCGGGTCCGACGTCGCGTCTCGGGACGGAATGGTGCCGCGCTTGGCGGCGAAGATTTCGTTGTCTTTGTGAAGCTCAAGCTCAATCAGCGCGTCCTCGATGAGGCGCGCCGTTCGAGCTTCGGAATCCGTAACTGCCTTGGTGGTTGCGGCGACAGATTCGAGCAACGACTTTTCGAAGCGGTCGGCGAGTGCGGCCACGTCAATCGCTGCGGGGGTAGGAACCTCAGAAACCGAGGGAGACTCCAGGTCTGTAAGGCGCTTCGTCAACGCTTCGATTACCGACTTCTGATCCATGACGAGCCGTTCAAGCTCGACGGAATCCAAAGGCTTCTGATCCGCCTCCTTCACGACCTCGGGCTCATCCGACTTGCCGTCATCGGATTCGTCCGATCGCTTGCAAACACCCGCCTTGATGCCAGCGGTGATTGTGATCGTCCGCTCGCCACCGACCTCACACAGCCCCGGATCGAATTGGCGCAGACGCCACGACTTTTCTGTTTCGTCAACGATGTCCGACTTGAAGTCGTGATCCTTGGCCCATTTCGTCGCGTCCGCGCGCTTGGGAAACTTCGTCTTCGCGAAGATGAGGGTCTGAATCTCCATCGCTGACTTCGTGGACTCTTCATCAGCCGCCTTGTCAGAAACAGGCGCCGGCTCAACCTCGACATCGGGAACCGGCACTGAGTCGGGAGCACTCTTCGCGAGAACAACATCGCCAGCGTCCGGACACTTGACGCCGATCCATTGCTCCCACGCGTCAAAGCCTTGGTCCGGAACGCCTTCGTCGGTGTCGAGCGACTTCGCCAATGACGCTCGGTACGCCGCAGGCGCCTTCTCAACACTGAATGCTCCAATGGTGATGAGTTCACGCTCACCAATCAGAGCATTGCGAAACGTGTCGAGCTTCGCGCCCTTCAAAAACTGACGAGCTACCTCGACGAAGTCGGCAACCGTTCGGTCGCCTGCTTTGATGCCAATCTTCTCAAGGTCGCGCTGGACGGTGGCACCGATGTTCGACGGAATACCGACCCACGTGTGCTCGTACTTGATGCTGCGTCGAATGTCGTATCCGCGCACCCACTTGCCAGCGTCACGAGCAGCCTTCTCGTCGTCTGTCAGCGCATCATCCGGGAGATCCTTCACGACGCGAGGCGAGAATCCGATACTCGTGGTGTTGAGAAACCCATCGCGTGCCAATCGGTACGCAAGTTCGGCTTCGTCGTGTCGCTGCTCGTCACCGGCGAACATGTCGTCCGAAAACGTCGTGAGCATGCTGCCCTGATATTTCCGGAACACCTTCAGCGAACGAGCAATCGGAAATCCGGAGTTCGCGTGCATCGGTCCTCGACCCATGAACACGACCGGGTTTTGCGCATACTCCGACGTGTCCAGGCCGAGCTGGCGAACAATGTCGCCGTCACGATCGCGTCGCTCATCCGAGATCGCTACACGCAACACGCGCTTCTCGTCGTCCATGACTTTCACGGAGACAGGAAACGCCTTGATGAAGAACCGAGCTTCCGCTCGCTCTTTCAACCATGCGGCGATCTGATCTTCACTGAAACGACCGTATTCGTTTGACATCCTCGGCCTCCTATGCCGCTACCCAGCCGAGGACGCACCGCTCGCCCATGTAATCGGCGGGGTTCCCCGTGCTCGTGTCTCCCGGGCACAACATCCCGTTGGAAAACCGCGCCGGAATCGCGGCCTTTTCGCCGCTGATTCGGTGCGTTGCTTCTCCCCGGCTGCCGTCCCGTACCTTTTCGTCCTCGCGGCTGATCCAGCGCTTGGCCTTGACTAGCCCGCGATTCCAGGCGTCACGCAGCACCGACAGGTGTGCGTATCCGAAACTCGTCCCAACGATCGTTCGAGCGACGCGCGCCGAACGCCAAAACTCGTCACCCGTGGGCGTTGTCCAGTCGTCGAATAGCGACCGCACTTCCGACGTCACCTGTTCCGGCGACTTCCCGTCAGCAACGCCATCCCGAACCGTCTGCGCGACCTGACGCGCGGTAGTACTGGTGATGAATGCCGCCTGGTCGCTCGCATGTTCTGCGACCCATGCGCGGACCTCGGGTGTCGATTCCACATCCCAAGCGAGCGAGAGCGCCGCGGCGAACTGATCGCCACCCTCTTGCGCGGCACGTCGCACGAGCGACAGCAGAACCAGCGCGAGGTCCGCCTCTTCCTTCTTTCGATCAAACGCCTCTGCTTGATCGTCAGCCTTCCGAATCCACTCATCGAAAGACTTGAACACCTTGCGGCGAGACCAACCGGCCATCTTCTGGCTAGTAGCCTCCACGTAGGATCGAACCTGCGGCGCAATTCGATCGGCCTGCGAGCGAAAGAATGAACGCATGATCCGCGTCGCCCGGATCGTCTGCGCATCTTGTGGAGCAATAATCCGGTTGAAATACGCTTCTCGACCCTCTTTCGTGTCGAGGTCTTCCACCTGAGATGTTCGCGATACCGGCTGCGTCGCGACGATTAGCGCTGGCGTCGTCGCTGCCTTGATTTGGGCCAGCGTTGCCCGCATCTCGTGGATCGCTTCCGCGAATCCCATCGGAAGCGCGACGTCCTTGGTTGGTTGCGCGACCCCGGCCTGTTCGGGGTGGACGTTCTGGCTTGGCTCGCTCGGATCGGGCTGGACAGTCGTCATCGGCACGGAAGGCTTTGGCGTGATCGCCGACTGCACGACCGGGGCGTACTCGCCACCACCAACGGGTGCCGGCCCGAAGCCGATCTCGCTACGGGCTTCGTCGCGCGTCAGGAGCCACGACTTGAAGCCGCGAACCGCAACGTCCAGCGACAGCTCCTCGTCGCGAGGAGCCGCAGGGTCGTGGCGAAGCTCAAGCCGAACACCATCCGGGCGCGGGATGCTGTACGGATCGTTGATGAGCCGCATGTTGAGCGTGTCCCAAATGAGGGTTGCTCTCGGCTCAATGGCGTTCTCAGCGAACTCCTTCGACGCCTGGACGGCGGAGGCCCGCGTCGTAAAGGGCTGTCCCTTCGCGACGGCAAACTGCGGCACCTTGAAGATGCTGAGAATCTGATCTTCGGTGAGCTGGGCGAGCTGCAAAAACTGCATGTCGGCCAGCGAGAATTGGATGTGCTTGACCTCGCTGTCCTTGGGCAGCAACAGCGGGAGTCCGAAGCGTTTCGCGCCTTGGTGATGGATGCGAATGCGAGCCCACAGTCGCTCCAAGTCGTCCTGCGCCTTCGGTCCCGGCGGGATTCCGGCGCTGATGACGTAGTCGGGACGCGCCTGGTTTTTGAACCAGTTCGATTCGTAGACGCGAATCGCGTCGGCGGTGTTCTTCTCGTACGCCGCAGCGCGAAGAGTCGACCATCCGTAGACATGCTCGTTCGGGTTTTCGAGCCGGAAGTGAATGACGTCTTCGGGTCGGAAACCGATCGAGTGTCCGCCTACCGTTCCAAACCCGTCGGGGTAATAGTTGAACCCCGAGATAAATCCGCCATCGCCCGTGACGACCTTCGTCAGTTGCGGAAGTAGCGGCCACAGACCACGAACGGCGCCGAGCGGGTCTCGGACGATGAGCCAGTAGGCGTTCCCGGTCAGGTCAAGCCAAAGGGACGTCAACTTGAACAGGGACGATCCCGAGTGGATCGGGCTCGGGCAACGCAACACGTCTAGAATCGGGTGAACCTTGATCTCAGTGACGGAACCGTTGGGTGCGTGTGCGGCGATCCAATTGCTAGCAACCAGGCGCGCAACGCGATTCGCAATCGCGTCCGATGCCGCGTACACAGTGGACGTGTACGCCTCAAGCGCCGCAACCTCGTTCCACGTCTTGGGATAGCCGTAAACGCCCGATGAGTCGCCGAAGATTTCGGCGGGCGGGTCGTTCCGCGTCGCAGTCGACCGAGGCTTACGGGCGACCGTTTTTACGACTTGCCCGTGGTTGTCGGTAATGACCAACGGCGCCGAACGGCGCTTGGGCGCAATGACAACTTCGGTGCCGACGCTCACGACGGCACCGAAATGTTGACGGTGTGATCTGTCACGTCACTGACGGTAGAGTTGCGCCGTCAGGTTTTCAATACCTTTACTGAAATGGCATTTCAGTATTCCGGTATAAATGAAGTGTGGCCGGGCTTCCTGATGGAGAATGTCGATGCGGCGGTTCGCGTTCCGGCCACGCGGAAACTCATGGCGCGAATCGTGGCCGAGAGATCGACAGACGGCGAGCGGGGCGGGGCGACGCCGTGCAGTTTTGTTGGCGGAAGAGGTGGGGATCGAACCCACAAGCCATTGAAGGCGCGCTGTTTTCGAGACAGGCCCCGTCGCCATCCGTCGGGTGGCTCTTCCGTGGCGGCGAGGGCGGGTCTCGATCCCGCATCCGCTCTTTCGAGCGGCCCTGCTTAGCAGACAGGTGGCTTTGCCAATTCGCCCACCTCGCCGTGAATCAACTACGGCGCGATGAGCGACTAGACAACCGAATGGTCTGCGCGGCTGGTCCCGACCCAGCGGCCTCCCCGGTCCAAGCGGGGTGCTCTTCCAACTGAGCTACGCGCAGGGATTGCGGATTGGGTGGCGGTTCTGGGTCCATGGCTCTTTCTGGTGCCGGCGGAGGGACTCGAACCCCCATCCGTCGATTTACGAAAACGCCGCTCTGCCAATTAGAGCTACGCCGGCATGCGTCAGCGTAGCGTTGTTGTCCTGGTAACGGGGGCTGGGATCGAACCAGCGACCTCCAGGTTATGAGCCTGACGAGCTACCACTGCTCTACCCGGCTGCTGTTCATGATTTCCTTATACCACATTTCAATACACACGAACCCACCGAGCCTCGTCCGCGACTTCGGCCTCGATCGAACCCCTTGCCATCTCTTCCGCAAGGGTCTTCTCTTCCCTTTCCATCTGCTCACGGACGAGCTGCGCCATTCGCGCCTCGCTGGGCATGTCTGTCCTGGTAACCGGATCGCGCTCATAATCTAAGGCGCGCAGGTGGTGATTCGCGAGTGCCAACGCCATAACAGCGTCATCAAACAGCCCACGAGGCGCGCTGTAACGAGTTCCGGTCTGCGTGTACTCGTACTGGAACGTGTCAAGTTCTGTCTTGATGACGCCAGGGGGGAAGTGGATCTCGCCTTTCGAGATCGCGGTTCTCAGCTCGACCATGAGGTTCTGCTTCGACGGTGAACTGAACTTGAACCCAGAAAACAGTGACGACTTCTGTTGAAGTCGCTCTAGGATCGGATCGCCGACACCAGTCGAGTCGACGAGTGCTGGCGCATTCGTCTCGCGAAGGATGATCTCTTCGGTCTCTTCCCACGGCGCCTGGAAGTGTTGCACGGGACGGCATACGAATCCGTATGCGTCGAGCGCTACGCCCGTGGTGAAGTCAACAGATTTCGCCAAGTCCCACGCCCAAACTGCAGGTTCGTTGCCGCTGATTGGGGCGACGCACGATGCAATCTCATCGAGGCCGAACGGGTTTCCGCCATCGGCGGCGGGTACGGCTTCGTATTCCTGGGCAAAGATCGAAGCCGGCAACTGATTCTTGGCGGCCTCGATCTCCGATTTCAGGATGTACGGGTTCCCCTCGGTCTTGAGTGACCATGAAATCCAGTCCTTGTCCTGTCCCTGCCCTCTCGCGTAGAGTTCATTCGCATAGCCCAGTGACCCCTTCGGCTTGTAGAAGAACCAGGCGTCTCCCACATAGTCCGAAAGAGTCGGGAACACTGACTGCTGCCACTGCTCGCGGAGCCTGGGCGCGAGCTGGCACTCATCGAACACGACGACGGAGTATTTTCGGCCTTCGCCTGGACCCGGTTTGTCGAGCGACCAAAAGTCGATGATCCCCCCGCCATAGAGCCGAATCTGACGTTCCGTGATGTTGCTGCGGGTGACAACCGGACGCACGATCTCGTTCACTTCCAGCCAGATTTCGGAGAAATACTTGCTGGACGGGGCGAAGAATCCGACAGGATATCCGTTGAGAGCACCACGACCCCGATGCAACAGCATTCGGTTGACAGCCAGAGTCGTCTTGCCGTACCGACGTCCACATCGTGCGACGTTGTACCGCCGAGCCTGGTTCACCACCATTTCTTGACCAGGATGAAGCTGGGCAAGATCAAGAATCATCGCGATCTCCAGCCATGACCGGTTCGTGCTGCACCTGCGCCTCAACAGGCGTAGGCTCAGCGCGCAACGAGTCCAATAACTTCGGCCGATCCGCGACCGCTTCCTCGATCGTTTCGGAAACTACGTCGATGACTCGCGCCGGGCTCGGCTCGTCCTTTTTGACGAACCGAACCTCGATCACGCCATCAAATCCACGCGATTCCTCGTCTCGGGGTCGACCAAACCCTCGATTCATCAACTCGTCGTAGCAAGCCTTGCGAACCGGCACCGGAAGCGACGTGTCGCGCGCGTACTTGGCATAGAACAACACCGCCTCTTCGGTGTAGAGGCGAGCCATGTCCCGAATGTGCTTGAACACCCGCTCCGGACGATCGGGGGCAGGGAGGCCGCGCAACTCAAGGTCTTCAATCGACTCGAACTGCGCGTCGGGGGCCGATACGGCCTCGGTGAACTCCTTCTTGCGGCGGGCCATTACGCGACCCCCGCCGCCCGCATCCCATCCGCGACTTCCGACGGGTCGCAACCGGCCTCGATCAGATCGCGGGCTCGGATCGCCACCTCCGCCAATGCCGCTGCGACGATCTCGCCTCGAATTGTCGCGTTCAAGTCCACCTCTGGATTGTCGACACGATGTCGGCTTCGATCGGGCGCTCCTGACCATGGCTCATGAGAACCAACTTCGCATCAGCGGTCAACCGCTCCTGTATCGCATCCCACTTCGCCATCGAATGACCACACAATTCATGGATTGGACGCCTGAGAATATCGAGCGCGTCGACCTTTCCGTTCATCGTGAATCGAACGAAAGCCACATCGCGAATCACACCATCACCCTCGACACTCAGGGGATCGACAGACTCGCTCGACTCGGCCGTCATCTCGGACAACTCTTTCGATCTGCTCTTCTTCAAACGTACCTCCACAGCATTCGCATTGCTCAAGCCCCAAAAGACTGTCTACCGAATGTCGCGTCGACAGCGCCGCGTTACGAAGCGCCGGAACTGACGGAAAGCTGTCTCCAGCCACGTAGTACTCCACCTGCCTTTCGCTAATCCCAATCGAAATAGCCACATCCCTTCTGGTGAATCCAGCAACTCGGATAGCAGCACTAAGCCGCTCAGCGAAAGTGGACGCCCACTTCACGTTAGGCATCAACTGATTCCCACCGTTCCCGCATCCTCTCAATCGCATCAGCCGGCACGCCGTGGCAGTTCTCCCACTCACCTTTCGCCTCAATCACGCGCACCGGAACACCGATAGCCTTAGCGGCGTCCAAGTAAGGCTGCATCTCCCATCGCCGTGTAAACGTGTTGGCCACAACGCAACTGATCCCGCGAGTGAGGCTGTCCTTGGTGCGCTCCAAGCATTGGGCATGGGCCTTTGGCAGCTTGGCGGAGTCAAACTTGTAGGTGCCGCCGCACTCAAAATAGTGGTCAGCCTCGTGGTGATCGTAACCAACCAGCGCAAACGTGCGCGCCATAGTCGTCTTGCCACTGCCGGGGAGCCCGCGAATCAGTACCAGTTCCATTCCCACTCCAGTTGATGCCTAACAATTCATTCAAGCCGACGCCGTTCCGGCGCGGCTTAATTCAGGCG